TTAACCACCGCTGGTGCTGGTTTTGTTGATGCAAAAGGGCTTCTACTAAAAGCACTTGGTGTTTTGGGTTTTCCAATATTGAATGGACTAGCCGCTGGTGATGATGATTGTGTTTTTGTTTTAATAAAAGATAAAGCACCACGAGTATTAGAAGATAAATTCTTTTTACCAAAAGTTTTTTGAGAAATACCTCGTTTTCTTTTGGCAAATGCAGATAGCCCACCATAGCTCTTAGCTAAACTCCCATACTTACTTTTTCCTCTTCTTCCAAACATAATTATCTATTATCCCCCATACTTTCTATAGTTACCAAATGTTCCCATTCCAGCTCTATTAAATGGATTTACCATAGATGGACTAAATCCACCCCCTCCACCACTTGCTCTATTAAATGGTACTCTTGCTCTACCTGAACCTTGTACTGTTCTACTCCCACCAAATGCTCCTCTTTTTCTTTGAGCAAATGAAATTCTTGGGTTTGATAAATTAGCCAATACATTAGGTATTGATGGTGGTGTAAGTACTTTAGGTTTTGTCTTAGGTCTAAAGCTAAATGCGTTTCTACCTTTTGTTCTTGGTTTAGGTGGTTTGGGTCTTGTTTTTCTGTTTTTAAAAATCCCACTTGGTCTTCTTACATTATAACGTCTTGCTGCTCCTGCATCTCCAGTTGCTCCTGGCGCACCTATATTTAAAGGAAAATTAAATTTAATTTTTGGAAAATTTAAATTCTTTTTAATATTCCTTCTTAATTCGTCTTGGTCAATTTCAAACTTAATTGGTGTAGCTAGTTTAATTGGTGTTGGTAATTTAAAGTTTTTAATTATATCTTTTTGTTCTTTTGTTAACTCAATTGGTTTTGGTTTTGGTTTAACAATAGTTGGTACTGGTGTTAGTATTTCACATAATTCTTTTTTAACAATTGATACACCTTTGGTTGGAGTTGCTTTTACACTCCCCTCAAGTGCGCATATTTTAGGAATACGTTTACCAGGCATAGTTGTAAATGAATTTACATTACCATTCATATCTATGTATTTAATGATAGTAGTTCTTTTTCTACCAATACCGAAAGGCCTTCTTCTAACATGAACATCATAGTAATAATATTTTTTAGAAGGTTTTGTTATTTTAACCGGCTTTGGGTCTGGCTCTCTTTCTATACGTCTTGGTCCCTTTGTTGCTATAGATGCTTTTACAACCCTTAGTGGTTTTACTTGCTTTACTACTCTAGTAACCTTTGTATCAACTTTTTTAGATGTACCAAATGATTGTAATATTGTATTTATTTTATCTCTACTTTCTAATTTCGTAAGAGTTGGTGAAGTTTGTAATTGTAAATTTCTTTTTGGTAAATGAAATCTAATACTATCACAAATGATTTCCATTGATTTTTTCTGCAAAGTTCTAATATCTAATCTTTGAGAATTAGCTTTTCTTCTTCTACCTCTTCTATTCCTACGTTTTCTATCACCAGGTCCTGATGTTAAATCATCTTTTAATGGTTTACCATAATCACTTTTACCAAATGTGTATCCTCTGTTACTGATAAAATATCCAATTGCTTGTTTAGCTTTTACAGTTACATCGTTTATGAATCCATCAAAATCTTCTATCTTAAATTCAGATTTAACATTATTAATCCAATCTTGTCCATATAATGCTCTTACTTTTTTAATAACTTCATTTGCATCTATCGAATCTATAAAGCCATCCAATCTATTTAATACATCATCTCTAAATTCACCATTCTGTAAAAGTATATTGTATCTATCTTTTAAATCTTTTTCTAATAATTTATCTTCCACTTTAAGTGGTAAAACTCTTACTTCTGTTCTTGATGGTGATATTTCATGTATCCAAACTTTGTTTTGAAAATGTTCACTACCAACTCTTTTATTTAGTAGTGTAATTTGTGTTCTAAATAACCCGTTCTTATATCCAGCTTCATTAATAAGTTTTTCAACATCTACAAAATATTCAGGTGTTGAATTTGATGTACTTCCTCTGGCAATCATAAGATAATTTCTTATATTATCTATTTGTGAAATATTGATATATCTAACCATCTTACCATTTTCACCTTGTGGTAATTGATTATCTCCATTATCATAAAGAATAAACTCAATAGTATCAGTCATACCTCTACCAAAGAAAGCAGGCATCTTTCCTCTTTCAAAGATTTTTCTATCTTTGATATCAACCCTTTTGGCTTCTTTTTGCAATATTTCTTTAAAATTTTTAATTGCCATTTCTTGCTTCCAAATATTTTAATATTCTATATCGTCTTTCACCACCAAAGTTATCATATACAAAATAACTAAGACCAGTTCCTAATATTTTATGTAAAACATTTCCAATCCAAATATGCTTTTGTTTTACCTTTACACCCATCTGGTCTGCCATCCATGCACACCAATACTTAGATATTGTGTGATAAAATATACCAGTTACCATTGGATATTTTTTCATCAAATCAACTATGTGTCTAGCCCACATCATATAACCAACAATTAATCGAGGGTCTTTTACAAACATCATATCACCCCAATCTTCATCAGCTTTGTATATTTCATATGGTATATAACCTTGTCTCCAAAGTTCTTCACAAATTATTTTCTTACCTTTATCGTTTTTATTTTTAGCATTAAAGGTTATTGTTTCACCAGCTCCACTTATTTTTAGTGCACCACCATAAGTTTTTTTATCTCTTCCGTTTCTTTCTGCTTTAACTTTTGATACAAGTTTTATAGTTTTTGTTTCACCAGATTGTACTGTTACCGAACCAGGTGTTTGCATCCAACTTGCTGTATTCTCAAATGTAAACGATACTGGCTCTTCCATACTATTTAATAAAATTAAATCTGGTCCATTTATCCAACCAACAGTACGTCCATCTTTTCCTTTTTTGGTACTATAGAAATAAATATCACTTGCACCATCGTTACCTTCTGGGCTTATTCTAGCTGTCCACTTACCACCAGCAGATTCACCACCCGCTTGTAATTGTGATTGTACACCAGCTACTTGCGATTCTAATGCACTTACTTGTTGTACTAATGCTTCTTTTTGTGCAGTTAGACCTTCTACCTGCGCTTCTAACGAAACTCTTTCTATTGCTTCTGCTACTGATTTTTGAATAGCTTGTTGTAAATCAATAGAAGATTGTGCAAATTTATCGGCAGCTGCTTCTGCTGAGTTTTCAGCTACTGCTACTCTAAGTAAAGATGAATCTAACTCTGCTCGTAATCCAGATATCTGAGCTTGTAGTTCTGATATCTTTGATTGTGAAGCTGATAACTGACTTCTTAAATCTGCTACTACATCATTTAATCTATCTATTTCTCTTTGAAGTGCATCGTAATCTTCTTGTAAAACTACATCAGGTAAATCTTTCGGTTTATTTGGAATAAGTTCATCTACCTCAGTATCAATAGCTAATAGTAATTGTTCTTCATCATACTTTGGTCTACGAAGTTTACCGCTAATTTCACCATCCATAGAACCATTTACTTCCTTCATCTGTTCAGCATAATAGTTATGCCTTCCATATGGGTCGATGGATTTTATAGCTTTAGAACCACTTAAAGTTAGTTCATCAATTCTTACGTCTTTATCTAATGCCATTATTCAGTTACTTCAAATATATAATCATCATCAAAGTATTCAGCAGAACCTGTTCGTTCTATTTTCAACTCTACCTTATAACTTCTATTTACTTCAAAATTTGTTAAATCCAAACTAATTCTACTTTTGTTTCCATATGTACTTAGTTTAGAATAATCACCGAAAGGAATAATGATATCATTACTTTCGTTGTCTCTTATTTGGTAGAAAGATGATGTTGGAAGTAAGCTGCCTGTGGAGTATCCAAATGTGTTTTGAAAAGTTTTTTGTGGATACAACTCTCTTGCGAATACCTCTATATCGTATCTTCCACCGGCTTTATATGATTTTTTCAATCTTTTCAATGATACTTTGTATTCTTCTGGTAACGCTTGTAGTGAACCAGTTTCATATCTACTATCATCCCAACCGATTCTAATCTTTGGTTGATATATTGTATGTGTTTCTTTACTAAAGAATTTTAATTGTCCATAATCAATATCATTGTTTTCTTTTTGTGATTCGTGCTTTATAATAAATCCTTCGTTTGAATATCCACCATCTAACCAAAATGAAAGTGATGAAGATACATCAACAACCAAATCAGATGATTCGTAATCATAAGAACGAGTAGCTTGGGATGCGGTGTACCACATACCACCCTTACCATCATATGAACCAGTTGCACTACCACTATTTGGTACATTAGTTGGTAACCAATTAGAACCACTATCTCTGTAGTTCCAAGTTACACCAGTTGTTGATATATCATCAAATCGAGTACCATTACCCATTTCCCAACTTTGTGAAACAGGATTTATTTCTAACGAATATGATAAAGGGATTTCTGTTGGTTCTGTTTCTCTAAGAACTAACTCAGCAACACTCATAGTTACACTACCATCAGAAAGTTTTGTAGAAAGAGAATCTGTATCAAACTTAATCAAACTTCTAGCGGTATCTTTAAGTGAACCATAGTAAACTTTAGATACTTCTAATATTTCATCCAACCCAGTGTTTTGTGTTGGTTGTTGTAGAAATATACTAGCGTCTTTAGATGCGGTTAAAAAATAATACATTATACAACTCTCCCTCTTATATCCCTATCAGGGTATTTAAATTCAAATATCGATGGGTCTAACGATGGATAAATTTGTTTATTCTTCGTTGCTCCAGTAATATCATATGAATTTGGTGAATAACCTGAAGTACCTCCACATAAGTTTTTAAACTCTGTTTTAACTACGGATTGTACTCCTTCTATATTTCCTATTAACATTTCAACCTCACCAATGTTGATTGGCATGTTAAATGTCCATTTATCTATTTCAAAATAATCTTTAAGAGCAGTAATACAATTTGTTAATACTTCTCTTTTATTGTAATCTCTATAAACTCTAATTTCAAAATCTAAACCGATGTTGATAATAAACCCATCTAAAAGATTTACACCATCTGTTAACATTCTAAACTCATTCATATATGTTTTTAGATTCTCTTTAACTGCTCTGTTAAGAGATGTTAATTTTTTATTTGAATCATATCCTAAAACATATAAGTTTACTGCGAATGGATTATTTTTTTCTTTTATATTTGATTTTTTGTTTGATAAAAATTTAGAAACTTGTTCTTTAATTTGTTTATCAGTATTCTTACCATCAGCTTGTAAATCCTGCACCAACTTAGAAAATTCGTTTAATGCCGTTGGTGAAGCAAGTATAGAAGCTGGTGAATTATCATCTAATTGACCATCAGCTGCACAAAATGCTTTTGTGATATTACCAAACTTAGGTGGCATTGATAATGCTCTTACTTGATAATCTTTGGATGTTACTGCTCTGTTTTGTGAACCAAAGTTAGCTATAGCATTTTCTCTAATCTCATCTAATGTTTCTGCTCCTCTACCACCAGTTGCTGGTTGTTCATTATCTACTGCTAATGAGTTCTTTACAGTTGAATAAAGATTTCTTTCCGATTGACCAAATGCTGATAAATCTTCATCGAATTCAACTTTGGTGATTCTTTGTATTGTATTTTGTGCTACATTTGAATCTACACCACCACCAATTAAATACTTTACAGTCATTACTGTATTCTTTGGTGATTGCCCATATGATTTTGTTAACAAAAAGTTTGATGGGTCAAATGATGCACCCAACTTATCTATTGAATTGTTTAATCCTAATCCAACATTTTTAAATGTAGGTATTAATAGTTCATCATTTTTACCACCATCACCACTACCAAATTGAATTGTAGTTGTACCATTTGGATTTGTAACTACTTTATATCTTCGTGGAGTTTTTATAAGTTTTAAAATAGATGCTACTGAATCTCTAAATTGAAACAAATCTTTGTCTTGTGCTTCGGTATTGGAATATTCTACATAAACCATTTCCTGTCCTAAGTATGGAACTTTGTAGTATCTGTTATTGTTAGCATCTCTAACATCGTATATATCAATTACATTATTATCAGGTATATCTATTCGTGCATATTCTTCTTGATTTGCACCAAATGTAATTTCTATTTGTTTTTCTGTAGCTGATATTACATCTACATATTTTTTTACCAAATAAAACTTTGGGTTATTTGTATCTATATCTCTTTCATATACAGTGATTTCTCTATCCTCTGCATCTGCGAAATCTAATAATTCTGTTGTTCTAAATTGTACACCATCGGCATCTAACTCCATACCTTCTTTTACTCTTAGGTAGTAATCAGTATCAGGTTCGAATGCTAAGTCACCTGATGATATTGGGTTTGTTAATCTTCTTGATGGTATCAATTGAAATACACTTAATTTAGTTGTAGCTGGTGAGGTTACTTTAGCTCTGTAACCCATCATCTTAGATAACTCAAATATATTTTCTCTATCTTCAGCAGTGGTAAGTAATGATTCTTTTAATGTATCATCTATATAATATCCTAACACATCACCAATATACGATGCCATCTCAATGAACATCATACCTGGAGATGATTCGTTAAAGTCATTATAAGTTGTTGGGAAATAAGTTTTAGCAAACTCAATTAGATTTGCTCTAAAATCAACAAAATCTTTATTAAGGTATTTAATATCCTTACCCTTATCCCTAAAACTTTTTATTTGATTATTTAATGCCATATTATTCCTCTACCAAAAATGTTAGTGTATCTAATGTTTGGTCTCCCTCTTGTCTAAACTTCAAAGATACTTTAGCTTGATTATTATCAGTCATTTCTTTACTTATATCAACGTTAATATCTTCTACTACAACATAAGGTAACCACTTAGCTACTGCACCATTAATAGTGTTTTCTAAATCCTCTTCAAATTTATCTGTTGCAGGATTAAACAACAAATCATGTAACCCACTTCCAAAATCAGGTTGTAATATTCTTTCACCTCTTTTGGTAAGTAATAAATTCTTTAAGTTGGAACGGACTTGGTCGAATGTTCTAAAAGATTGTCTGAAGTATCCTTCATTACCTCTTTGTATTGGTAAAGTGATACCTACTGCGTAGTTGTTAAACTCCTCAGTATCAATTACAATCTTTTTATTCAACTCATAAGCCATCTTATGCTCCTACTCCTTTTTTTCTAGTCATAGCTTTTACAAGCTCTGAATTATCTCTGTTAAGAATCTTATCTAAACCAGGCACACCAGTCTGTACTCCTAAACCTTGTGGTTGTGGTGCTGATTGTTGTCCCATTGGTTGTAATCCCATCTTCTGAGCCATCTCCTCTCTGAAAGATTGGATACCACTTTGTCCTACAGGTGTTCCTCCACCAGCAGCTGCTACGTTGTGTGTTCCAAATGTAACTGTTTTATCCATCGTATCAGTAACACCACTCTGTAGAGTTTCGTTTAGTACTTGGTTTAACATAGGGTTCTTAGTATATGTTTGATTCTCAACAACTGGTTGAGATTCTTTTCTATCTTCTTCTAATACTGCATTAGCTA